AAGATTTTATATGTAGCTTCTTTAATGAAGACTATAAAAGTGCCAAAGAAGTACTTAGTAAAAATGGAATCTCTGGATGAAAAACTCTTGGAAAAGGTAATGAAAGTTATTAATGATAACCTGAGTAACAGTGACTTAAGTGTAGATGTCATAGCCAAGGAGGTGGGCTGCCGTCGGGTGTGGGTAATAGCGCAAGGTACGTGCTTGGGTGAAAAAACCGGGGAACTCGTGGAGCGCCTCCTGCAAATAGCCATAGTCTGTGGCAGAAATCTGCTTGAGGATAATCGACTCCTTGTAGGTAGAGTATTGTTTGGCTTGGGCGAGACTCTCAGCAAGCTGCTCGCGCGAAATGTGAAGCAGGTTGGTAAGCTTTGCCGTGTCAAAAGGCTTGATTTGAGAGGGGATCACCAGCAGGTCATACGCCGCTTCGTTATAGACGAGGAGCTCCCCCCTGCGGTCGTAGATGATCCCGCGGGCGGGGGAGAGGAGGGCGGTCGGAGGTAAATAAAAAGCCTCCGGCCTATTAATAGTAATCTCACCTACATATTAACAAAAGCACCATGTGCACGACCGGAGGCAAGTCCTTCGTTCGCACATGGTGCTTTTTGTTTTTATGTATGTAAGTGAGATGCGGCAAAAATACTAAAAAAAGATTGGATATGATTATAGCTGAAGTTGTAAAATTTCATCAGGAACTATTGAAATATCTCCATAAAATGGGGGTGAGGATGGAGGATGCAGAGTATGTAAACTTATTTTCGGATTATTGTAGACTACGGAGAAAAGGCGAAAAAGTATCCTATATCGTGGCTAAACTTTCAGAACAGTACGCCATAAGTGAGCGAAAAGTATATAGCATTATCAAGCGTTTTCGAAGTGACTGCAATTTATTTGCAGTATGATTTGTGCCAATTGCTCTTTTTGCTTGTTGGCTATGTCGAACTTTGCTCTGTTAAATTTGTGAGACAATGAGAAAACAATATTTTTCGGCACCGCTTCCTTTCCAGGGACAGAAGCGTATGTTTGCCAAGGAGTACATCAAAGTACTCCAACAGTTCCCTGATAGTACTACTTTCGTTGATTTATTCGGTGGCAGCGGATTGCTGTCACATATCGCAAAGTGTCAGAAACCGAACTCAACTGTTGTCTATAATGATTTTGACGGCTATCGTAAACGGCTGGAGCATATTCCGCAGACGAATGAATTGTTGGCGGAACTGAGGAAAATCGTGGATGTGCCACGGCACAAGGTCATTATGGACATACAGCGTGAGCGTGTGCTGTCGTGTATCCGCAAACATGAGCGCACCCACGGATACGTGGATTATATCACGCTTTCTTCATCTATTTTGTTCTCAATGAAGTATGTTACTAAGTATGCGGATTTGGAGAAAGAAACCTTATATAATAATATCAAGAGAGTGGATTATCCACCCTGCGACGACTATCTCGACGAGCTGGTTATTACCTCCTGTGATTATAAAGAGATATTTGAACGATACAAGGATGTTCCGGATGTGGTTTTCCTCGTCGATCCCCCATACCTGAGTACGGATAGCAAGACCTACAAGATGTACTGGAAGTTATCTGATTACCTTGACGTGTTGACCATTCTCTCCGGACATAGATTCATTTACTTCACCTCGAACAAGTCTTCTATAGTGGAGCTTTGCGAATGGATAGGTAAAAACAAGCTCGTCTGCAATCCCTTTGAAAACTGCCGCCGCCGAGAGTTTAATGCCCACATGAATTACAATGCGTCCTATACGGACATCATGCTTTATACCGATGTCGCTTGAATCGCATTCAAATGGTGTTAGAATGAAGAAAAAACACCTCAAAAGAGCATTTCGCTTTGTAGATTATATTTGCCATCTCTAACATAGTAAATGCGCCACACTATTAAAAGTGAGGCGCATTTTTTTGAGGAGTTTGCCTATTAATATCCTCCAATCGCGGACGGATAACCATCCGGCGCCTGGCGTTTGCGTAATATGCGGGTTATCGTGCGCTGCCGGTGCGCCTGTACTCCAATTTTGATATACGAATGTAAATGTACATTGCTTGCCTGCAGCTATACCTACATCGCGTCCATTACAAAGTATCGTCACTGCCGCACCGTTAAGGTTTGTATTTATGACAGTGACCTTTTTCCCACTATATTCGAGGGGTATTTTAAGCTGGTAATATCTTGGTGTCGTGGTATTTATAATCACTAAATCGATAGGTATATTATCACAGAAAGCCGCCTTGTTAAGTAAAGAGATTTCGTAAACCAAGCGTCCATTCGAGGCCCGCTTATAAGCCATAGGAATATCTGTGTAATGATTTCCGCTAAGACCTTCGTAATGCTCATGCATTATCGTGCCGTCGCCGTCTACATAGATTGCCGTTTGTTTACAAGCACCAAATGCATTCTGCACGTACATGCCACCTGTCATCATAAAAGCTTCTCGCGTTTCGTTACCAATGTTTTTGAAACGCTCTTGCACGACGTCGTTCCTTAGCCTCATCATGTCGACGAAATTTGTCATACCATTGAAGATGAGCCCTATTCCTGCAGGTGCGAATGTTATATTACCCATCCAGGCTCCGGCCTTGTTTACGCCTGTAAGCGTTTCAAAAGAACCTGTTACTCCGTTCAATTGCCCCCGCAAAATAGCCTTATTCAAATAGGCAGTACCGGTCCGGAAATCCAAGCAGAGATTTGGTATAAATCCATTTCCGGCATTAGGGTTTGCGGCGGAAAATCTCCTAAAATCGGTAGAGGCGGCACCATTAATCGTGCCTTGTCGCGAAATCGCGAAATCGCCGACAAAAACAATACCACCGATCTGTCCAAATTGTGCAACGATAGCCTTCGCAAAAACCTCTTGTAAATAATTTACTTTTTTCCAATGTGCAGCCCCGGCATTCGTGCCCGGCTGTCTACCTTGCGAACTTTGTGCAATAAGCATATAATATGATCCGTCCGCGCTATCAGGCCACAAGACATAAGGCACTGAATCATTATTGCGTGCGTACCATTTGTTTGAAGCCCAAACGCCGGCAGGATAAAATACCGGGCCATCCAGGCCACGTTCACCTGGATCACCCTTTTCGCCTTTCTCGCCTGTGCGACCGTCTTCCCCGGGCTCCGCATACACGAAATACTCGCTTTCTGTTTTCACAGTTTGTCCTACAATCTGACGTATCGTCATATACAAGTAACCGGTAGCTTCTTTCTTATCACTAACAGACCCCTTTAGTATGCACGCATCGCCCTCTCGTAACTCGCCAACATTCTGCACATTGGTCCACGTTTCTTGATGTCCTGTAATGCCGAGATCGTACCACCTTGATAGTGGCTGTGAAATACTAATATTTAAGCGCAGGAATCGAAGAGAAGCACCGTCGCGTCCATCTTTACCCGGTTGTCCCGGATCACCCTTCGCACCATCACGACCGGGTCGGCCATCTGCTCCGTTCTTACCCGGTTGCCCCGGATCACCCTTCGCGCCATCACGACCGTCTTTACCCGGTTGCCCTGGGTCACCCTTCGCACCTGGCTGCTGCTTCTTCAATGCGATAGAACCACTAATGCGCTCACCATCGGTCATTCTTGCAGAAATCTCAATCAGTAAAAGATTCTGAATTGCCGCCATTTCGTGCTCGTATCTGATCACGATGGGAAAGGCTGCCGCAGGCGTCCACCCGGAATCCGTCGTAATCTTCCAGTCTTCGACTTTTGCCGTCATATCTTCAAATCCTTTATAGACTTTAGCCGTTAATTGCGTCTCCGATCCTATTCCTACGACTTCACCACGACTCGATAAGATTTCAAGACGCAGTGGAGCATTGTCGAACTGCTCGATACTGCCGTACATATAAATGTTTTTCATCACTGTACCGTATCCGGAAAAATGCTTTCCGTTGAGGCTAAAACCGTCAAGTTTTCCTGAAATTTCGATATAATTGCGTTCTGCAAACTCCCACGAATCGACCCCTGACAGGCGCAATGAATATTCAGGAGTTATGTAACGAAACGCCCGGCGCGAATCGTCTAAAACGTTTCCCCTCGCAGCAAAAGCCATGCGAGGAAATGGGTGCACACCGTTACCCCCTTGCGCCGAGGCTCTTAATTTATAAGTAAAATAATGTTTATCTGAATTGTCCGCGCCTTTATCGTCACGATTAGGGATACTTTCAATTGCAAAATAAATCGTTTTGAAACCGGACAGGGTAAAACTTCCTTTCCGATTGTCCGTATTCTCCGTGGCATTACCGGAAAAATCGTGCCAAATCCCCATACATAAGTCACCTTCAGCAATCGCACCTATTTCGCCATCTTCCAAATGAAGGTATGCGCTACCGCCGTTCGGGCCAGGCGCAACGGCCTCAAATCTTCCACAACCGAAGGTTTCCCATCTGATATCGCTCGTCACCTCTGCACGATTGTATTGTAACTGTGGAACTATCAAACTTTCTCGAATCGTCAGGCACTGCAACTCGCCCCTGCCATTGCCATCGATAAGGCCACCCTTGCCGGCCATTCCTGGCACGAACGAAGAACCCAATTGTATACCGTCGCCAAAATCTACACGAAAATTCGTAGCATCCGGCTTATCCTTACACAGATGTTTTTTTTGCGTCATTCGCGCGGAAAAGAGGTTATTATCGGTTGGCGGCGTTGTGTCACCACTCCGGATAATGTCCGGCAATGCCCCAAGTGCCTCCCTTGCATACCTCTTGGTTTCATTGATACTATCAGTGATACGTGTCATAGCACCTGTGCTTGTTGCGTCGCTGATTTCAATATCCATCTGACTTGGCAGTGCCACGCTACGGCTTATGCGTGTGATACGGCTGCTGCGAAAACCAGTTTCAGGAAAATACTGCTCACTTTCCAAGCGTATTTTTCGGCCAACATAGAATTGTGCGTTGTTACGTTCCACCCATACATGGTGCGTAGGGCATTTATATACTGAAGTGTCAATACAGTGCTTGGCATTGAAAGCTTCGACAGCCTCGAGAAACTCCTGCTCGGCCAAACCGTAATATTCATCGGGCATGCGAATGTTCCAAAGTATATATTTGTCGCCTGCCTTTGGGACAAGGGTTCCGCCAGGCACCTGTATATCATCGTTGTATGGCCATGTCGTGATAATCTCGAATTCCTGAGTATCGACGTGATAGTTCACCTCAAAATCGCGACCGTTAAGCTCGCCGCTTTGGAAAGATACATGTTTTACAAGTCCACCTATTTCATATTTGTTTGGATTGAATGGCAATTCGCTGTCCTTGAACCAGTATATCTTGAACGGCTTGCCATCATTGCCCTTTACCGTAGTTTCTCTCACTTCGCTTACCGTACCGATGCGGCGTGGATAAATAGCCGAAAAGGCGGCTTCCTCGTAATGATGGAAGATGCCATATTTATCAACGTTCATATCCACATACTTGCGCCCGCCAGGAAGCTGGAGACGAACAGAACCATATTTTGCACGGTCGATATTTCGTGAGCTTCCCATGGGAAAAAGCCGTGTGTAAAATTTTGCACCATCGGCAGTATCACGTTCTAGTTGCGTAATGCTCTCAGGATAGCGCAGTGTCAGCTCCTCGCCATGCTCACAACGGCAGACGTTTACAGTCTGCCCCTCCATCCACCATTCTGTATTGGCGGCTTCTGCAACGAGACGCAATCCCTCGTTGCAGTATGTTCCGTTATAATCAATGGTTAGGTTCTCCGTTGCTATGACAGCTCCCATCTTCCAATTCGTCGAGTTACCCATACCTGCATTGATACTGCCAACTATAAGGCGTACATGTTCTGCAGCAGGAGCGGTAAGCGTGAATACGGCCTCGTTCTCGCCATCGGGGTTCTTCAATACCAGCAACCGCTTGATGAGACTTTCAATTCCATAGAGCTTCACGTCATAGCTCCATTCGCCATCACTTTTTTTTGTGGGTAGGTAACGTTCCTGCAGCCAGTAACGTTCGCCCTCGAATTCGCAGTAGTCGTTCACATCAAGCTGCATGAAGCTATAGTGCACGAATGAAAGAGACAGCAGGTTGTCGCCACCGAGGGTCTTATCCTGCTGGCTGTTGTTGGCTGGCTCTATCCGGCATTTCAAATTATTGTCCCGTCCGTATATTTCTATCATTTTCGTACTATTTAAATGCTAATTGAACACTGTTAAAACGAGGATACCGGCTCGCGGAACTTCACCTTGAACGCTCCGCATTGCTGCCCGTCCGACCACAGGTTGCTTATGGCCGTGAAACCGTTAGGGAATTGGTCTGCGAACATGCGCATTTCCAAGTCCAGCGTCGGAAACTTAAAAGTCAGCCAGCCTTTTTCGCCAGACTTTAAGAATTTCACGAAGGCGATGTAACGTTGGACAAATTCGGCAGTCGAGGTGGCACTTATGGCAAAGTGCAACGTTATGTCGCGTCCCTCGCTTCTTGGCCGAAGGTCGGCACTGTATTCCTCGCCGTTCTGCTCCCGAATATTTATCGCTACATTGCCCTTTGCCTTGGCAGGGGCAAGCAGTGCATTCAAATTTTCGTGTCCTCCCTTCTGCTCCTCGCGCAGGAAGGCATTATATACTTTCCAAATGTCAGTTCCATTTACGATAACCTGACCTGATAATATGTGTCTTGCCATAATGCTATCTCATTTTAAATCCATCACGTTTTATCGACCTGATATCTTCGGAAATATCCTTAAGGTGCTTACAGTAACTTGTATTCTCAACCAACTGGGCTAATTGGTCTGATGCCGTTGCCCATCGCTCAGCTATTTTTGCCAGCAAGGAATCCATGCTCGCCCAGTGCAGCTGCCCACTGGTAAAGAGTCCTTCCAGCTTAGTGCCTTGGTCATGTGTCATTGTTTCAAACGCTCCGCTTTTACCTGTCTGCTGCGTACTGTCCGTAGGGTCAATTCCGGCCGACTTGTAGGCTTCGTCGCGTTCTTTGCTCATTTCGTCGAATATCTTCTTGTACATCTCGCGCAGACTGCTTGCCTCGCCATTGGACAGGCCGTCCTTCATGGCTGCAGCAAACGCCTTGTACCACTCCTGCAGCTTTTCGCTGTATTTATTGGACATCAACGAATTCAAGATGGCGTCCTGAAACATCTCGTCCACGCTTTTCAATACCTCGCGGCTGCCATTCTTAACGTCCTTCACAAGACTCTTCAGCGAATCGCGAGCTGAGTCAAAGCTGATGCCTGTCATCTTCTCACGATAGGCGTTTTCTATCTGCTCCAGCTGCTTCCAATAGCCGATGTAATCGTCCATGAACTGCGCAGCATCTTTATACCCGTCATTTGCAAGATCTTTCAAGTGACTATACTCGCTGGTCAGTTTCGTGGCCACTTCATACATCTCCTTGCTCGACAGCTTCCAAAAATCGCTGGCACTACGCACTTCTTTGCCGAGCAGCTTGCTGATTGCGTCCCACTCACGGCTGCTCATGCCTTTGTCTATCTTGTAGTTCGAGCTGTGCTTGCCATTCGTCCAAGCTTTGTACCAATCGCCTTTTGTGTACGCACCGCCACTGCGCACCATCTTTTCCTGCGCATTGCGCTCCTGTTCCCTTATGTTCTTCTTCTGCTGCTCGTAAAGTCCTCCGGCATCATTTACTTTCGCCTTGTTCATTTCATCGGTAAGGTTCTCCAATGCCTGTTTCAGATCAGCGTTGCTCTGGGTGAGCTTTTCAAGATCGCGCTCGAGGTGCTTGTCACTATCACCATCACCAAGCAGCTTGGTCAACTTATGAAAACCACCGAACGTAACGGTATCTAAGATGTTATTAAGATGCTGCATAGAATTGCTGAGCGGCTTCATGATGATATTACCGCTGAACACCTCTTCCAGCATCTTCTCCACGGCACCTAAGATGGTGTCCTGAAGTTTCGTCACAATACCGCTGATGCCATTTTGCGCAATAGTGTCCAAAATACCAAGCATGGCACTGATGACTTCGCCCATCATGCCTGTGCTTCCGAGAGCTTTCGAGAGAGCCTTGCTGACGCTGCTGTCTTTTCCGAACAAGGTCTGGACACCCTTGGCAAGAGCGTTGCCGATAGCCTTTGTCGTCTCACCCCCGCCAAAAAGCTTATCAAGGCGCATCAAGGCGTTACCTATGCCTTTTAGGGTACCACTCGTAAGACCGCTTATCGCACCTTCCAAGTCCTCGAACATGCCCTTTGCTCTATCAGCGCTTGCTTTTAGATTTTCGGTGGCCTCGTTGGCTGCCTTGCCACATGCAGAAACTGCCACACTTGCAGCATTCTGCTCGGCTGTCAGGCGGTCTACCTCTGCCTGCCATCGCGCCATCTCCTCGGTGTTGCCTTCCGCCTGTGCCTGTTCTAATTTCTCCCGCGCATCTTTCAGGCTATCGGCCGTTTCCTCATACACATGACGTTCCACCTCCTGTGCGGCTATCAGTTTCTCCATTGCCGCCTGATAGGCAACCATATCATCGCTGACTTTCTTGAAAATCTCGCCGTCCCATGCGGCGGCACTCTGCTCAAGGCGATGTATGAGTTCAAAGACAATTGACTGGTCTTGAACGCTGCTGTTTTTGAAATCCTTACTTTCAGTTATCCTGCGCAGCTTACTCAGCAGCGGGTCTAATTCTGACTTGAACAAGGCACCGAACTCGCTGAAGGCACTGCCCCAGTCAATGCTCTGCTTGATAGCTTCTACTTCTATCTTTCCTTGTGCAGAATCGCGCTCGGCTATCAGTTTCTTGCGCTCGCCTTCAGTTGTAGCCTTCTTGATTTTTTCGGCATATTCTTCTGCAATGGCCAGTTTCTGCTGGTTAAACGTGCCATACTCCTTGAGATAGTCGCGCATGGCCTGCCGATCGACACTGAATACGTCAGAGCGTTTTTTCAAGAACTCCTGCCTTACTGCTTCTTCCTGCGCTTTTTTGTTCTCTTTCTCCGCCTCGGTGTATGCAAAACGGCTGTCAGAAGGATTTACGCGGAAAACATTCTTTTTGTTGGCAGGGTTAGCCTCCCACGCTTTCTGCGCTGCTTCTATTTTACCTTTCTTTAAGTCTTCGTATTTGCGCTTTATCTTTTCCTTTTCTTTATCAAAGTCAAGCTGTATCTGTTCGAGCGTTTTCTTGGAACCTTCCTGCATGGCATCTATCTGTGCCTGCTTTGTCTCCAATTCCATATCTCGTACCACACGCTTACGTTCTTCCTGCTGCTCTGCAAGTGTTTTGAGATACTGCGCCTGTTGACGCGCAAGATTATCCTTTTCTTGTCCTTGCTTTCCTCCTTTCTTTTGAGAGCTTTCTGCATAATTGCTTTTATGAGACGAGAGTTTAGCAGAGAGCACCCTTATCTGATTATTATAATTTTTCCAGGCGTTGGAGTTGTATACTTCCGACTCTCGTTTTTTCTTCAGCTCTTGTAAACGTTTTTCAAGATCTGCATCAGAGCCTGTGGTAAGTGTTTTAGGCAAAAGTTTATTGATGTCCAAGAGTAAATGTTTCAATTCTTGCAAATGAGTATTATCGGTTGCAACCTTTACTTCCTTTGAATTGATATTATCAATTTCTACCTGAACACTTTGCAGTTTCGCGACCAGCTGCTCATAATTCATTTGATCAATAGCCTCGTTGGTCGTATCCTTTGTATCAAGTGTTGCACTTGCAATGCCCTCCAACTGCGCTTTAGTTCGTTCAAGTTCGTTGTAGGATTCACTAAAACCTTGTGCAGAGGTATTCACATAATCATACAAATTATCATGAAAAGCCTCGATTTCCTTGTCTGTTACCCCTAATGATTGCAAAATACTTTCTATTGTACGAACCTCTTCTTCAACAGCCTTGATCCCATCTTCCTGAGACTTTGAAAAAGCAGCCGATATATCCTCAGCGTGGTTCATGATCTCTGTTGAAATCATATTCCAAGTTGCAGATGTAACCTGACGCAGCTTTTCACTTGAGACGTCAACGCTCTTGCTAATCTTAATTGCAACGCCTTCTGGCGTTGTTTCAATCGCTTCACGTATCTCCTTGTACGTTGCATCTTTTGCTTTTTCAAGAAGTCCGTCCATAGCGTCTTTTTCTGCCTTCATAGCATCCTCATTAGCCTTGGCCGCAGCTTCGGCAAGCGTTCTCTCTGCAGCTTGCTGGCGAATAGCCTCCGTCAGCTGCTCGTATTTCTTTTTCTGTTCAGCCAACGTATCATTGAGTGATAGCTGCCGGGTATTGTATTCCTTTGCTATTGAATTAATACCATCAAGGGCTGCCTTGTAGCTTTTAGAGCCTTTCTCCACGTTCGAGAGAGTTGCGTAGAAAGTATCCAATTGCGATTGTTCCTGCATAACTTTCTCGCGGAATCTGGCAGTAGCGTCAGCTGCTTGTTCTGTCTCCGATGAGAACATAGACAGAAGTCCTATTATTGAGGTGATTGCCACGAGAGCCATACCAAAGGGATTAGACATAAAGGCTGCTTTCAAACTCTGCATAGCTGTCGTGGCCATACGGGTAGCTGCAGCCCAAAGACCGGTAGCACGTGTATTAGCATTCTTCTGTATAGTATCTACTTGCGTTTGGAAAGTAGACAAACGAGTGGCAGCCGTTTCTCTGGCTGTAGCTGCTGTTGCAACATTCGTACGTGACGTCTGCAAATTTCGTGCTGCAGAATTAGCCTCAGAGGCAGCAGTATTGAGTTCTGTTTCTGCAGCCTCAATAGCTTCTGCAGAACCTGACTGTAATATAGCCTCATACTGTTCTTGTGCTGCAGCAACCGCCTCGTTTGCCGCATTAGCTCGTAAAGCAGCAGTTGCTGCTTTACTTGTCGCATCGTTATAGTTCGCGTCTGTAGCAGCCAACTTTGCACGCAGTTCATTCTCTATAGCAGCGATCTCTGCATCAATAGCTGTCTTATTTTCCATCTTTGCAACACTATTCGCCTGTGTCGCAGAAGTGTCATTATTGATGGTATCAGCGTTCAGAGTCTCTTTATACTTGCCAATGAGTTCTTGTAATTCATTTACACGGTCTGCTTCAATCACACTCTTCTGTTGAGTAATAACATTCTGCAATGCCTGTACGGCCATCAACGTACCCTTGTATTCTCCGTATGCAGCTACAACCGTAAACAGCGCCTTGCCCAACTTGTCGTAATTTTTAACAGCTACCGTTGCAAGATCGATACCCTTCATTAAGAAGCCCTCACTGCTTTCGCCCATGGCATTCATTGCGTCCCGCCAGGCGCCTTCGAGGTTACTGACAGCACCTTTCATACCCTTGCTCTGCTTTTCGAGCATACCATGAAACTTACCACCTTCACCCGTAGCAGAAGCAAAAGCGTCTGCTACCATCTCAACACTTATCTTACCGTCTGACATCTCCTGCTTTAATGCGCTTATGCTTTTGCCTGTTTTCTCGGCTATGACAACAAGAGGATTGAAGCCCGCATTAATCATCTGCAGGAGATCCTGTCCCATGAGCTTACCTGTAGAGCTCATCTGCGCAAAGGCCAGCACAAGAGAGTTGAATTTCTGCGAATCCCCCATAGATATATCGCCAATTTGGTGAAGGATAGGCATTACTTTCTCAGCTTCTATATTGAAGCCTAACAACGTCTGCGCCCCCTTAGCAAGGTCATTCATCATCATAGGAGTTCTGGTAGCGAATTCCTTGATGTCTCCGAAAAGCTGGTCGCCTTTAGTCTTACCGGCCAAAGTTTCAAAGGAAATCTGAAGACTTTCAATCTCGCCGCGAACATCAATGATTTTCTTAACAAATTCTGTACTCTTATCAACAGCGAAGATTCCACCAATTGTATTGCGCAAACCACGTAGTCTGTTGTCAAGCACATCTGCTTCACTGCCCACTTCCTGTAGGCCTCGATTAAGATTGCCTTTCATTAAAAACTCGATTTCTACTGCCTTCATTTACCTTTGAACTTTATGCTTGAAGATTACTTTGAAAAAAATCTGCGACATCGTCTGTGCCTCTTTCTTCTGGTTTCTTTGCTTCCGTCTTCCTGATATAGCGCGGGGCATCTGCCAGCATCAATATTAACGTCTGATAGTTTACCCCGTTAAGTATATATTCTCTACTCCAGCCCGTTGCATTAGCGATTTGCCAAATCAGGCCAAAGGGGCTATGACTTCCTTCATATTTGGTTGCTAACTCCCCTTTTTTCTTTGGCTCAGTCTCAGCTTCATCGGATTCGTCATCTCTGCTGATCTGATAATATTCGTAAAACTTTCTGTGCCAAGTAACAAGACGAATTTCATCATTGCCACCTGCAGGTAGAGATTGTCTACCCAATGCCTCAGTATCCAGGACACAAGCCACATAGGCTTCCACCATTTGCCACACATCGTTAAAGCCACCATTTCCGAAATGGTCTTCCCATGTTTTGCAATAAAGCGCATCTGTGCATCTTTATCAAGTGCTTCTAACTCTGAATAAGAGACGCCCAGACTCAGGTAGAGACGAGCTATCTTAATTTGCGTGCTCAGCCGAGGCCGCCGCATCGTCATCCTTAACAATAGTCGTTTCTCCCGAAAGGGTATCCGGATAGGCTTCAAAGGCACCGAAACCCCCACATCAAGCAGAGCCTCCGATGCCTCCTGTTGGATTTTTCTTTCATCCATAACCTACTTCTTTTAGCCCGCACTGATATCAGTGATAGAGTAAGGCGCGCTGCCATCTGCAGGCTTCATTACCTTCAGTTGACAAGCAATCTTAGACACCTCGTTCAGCGTCAGCTTGCCATCAAGATTAGAGAGTAGTACCGCATTAGGAATCTTGATACGCTTACCGCTCGGCGTGTCGATAATACACTCGCCGCTAAGTTGCAATAAGCTTGTTGGAGCCTCCCAACCTGTGGCTGTTGCCTTACCACCGAGCATTGCGGCCATGTTTTCGTAGTTAAGTTGTATCATGTTGAATTTAGGCTCAACAGTACCATTCTTCTGCACCAACGTCATGACGGGAGCGTCCGGAACCTGCTCTGCTTCAACTTCTACACTTTCAGGTGCTTTGCCGTTCCACTCAAAGCTATCTTTCTCAATGTAACCGACGGTTTTGCCCGCAAAAGTCATTTTGCTAAGGCCGTACAAAAAATCTTTATTTGCCATGAATTTTTCGTTTTATAAATGAAATGATTGTTTTGATTCTTGATAAGAGAAATCCCAGAGCAATACCAATTAATAGATACTTTAACGCTATTCGAATACAGCTAAAAGAAGACTGCTCTTTAATCTCTTGGCGCTGTAACTCGCTCTTGTACTGCTGACGGGCAAGGCGTTTTTTCAGAACGCTGACCGTCTGAGTAAGGTGCATACAAACGAGCTCAAGGCTATCGCAGCCTGCTTCAACAATAATCCGTGCAGGTTCTCGGTCTGTTGCCGGATGGCGACTCACTCTCACCTGTGCCTGTCCCTGTCGTGCTGTGTAACCCGCTCCGGATGGAAGTAGCCGTAGACTATCAAGATTGAGCCTCAGGCTCACTGCCGACATTGGCACTTTCACTGGTTGAATCCGAGTTTCGCTGATGCTCACCACTTCGCTGTCTGCTTGCTCTATTTGACTTTGCTCGGCGTGGTTTTTCTTCATCCACCTCCTCCTCCGC